CAAATGCCACAAATGTGCCTATGGGAACTAGCGATCTAGGTTTTAGCCAATTCCTCAAATTAGGATAAAACATGGCAACTTTTAATGTTCCGATGCTTGGCACAGAGGTCAAACCTGTGCCACAAACTTCCCTTGGCGATATGCTAAATATTGCAAGAGGGGCACAACAATATCAGCAAGCCCAGCAAATCAACCCGTTGGAATTGCAAGCCAAACAGCAATCAACCCGCACGGGTGAAATTCAATTAGGCGTTGCAGAGCAAGCGGACAAAGAACGCCGCAATATGCAAACATTCTTTGCTGACCCTAATAATTTTCAGACCAATGGGCGCATTGACATTGACAAGATTAACAAGGTTGTGCCAACCATTGCCCCATTGACGGGTTCAGAGTACATCAACAAATACACCACGTTGGGCAATGCACAAACTGAGGCTATTAAAGCCAAGCAAGGTTTGACCCAAGAACAGCGTTCAATGGTTGCCCAGCGGTTTTCTATCCTTGGTCGCCTTGGTGTAAAAGACAAAAACGCTTACATTGCAGAAATGGATTTGTTGAAAAAAGAAAATCCAGACAATCCCGATTTGTCTAGATTGATTGATTCGTACAAAACCATTTGGGAAAACACGATGCAATCTGGCGATGATTTGCCAGGAAAGGCAATTGCTGGCGCACAGACATTAATGACACCCGCACAGCAGCAAGCACTTGCGCCAACCATTACAACCACGGCAGAAGGCAAAACAACTACCGTCCAACCTAGCGTTGGCGCTGCACCTCCCACCGCAACCATGGGCACGGCTGGCGGGTTGCAAGCAAATGTGCCTTCAACTGGTGGGCCAAGTGCTGTCGGCGCTGGTGCTGAGATTGCCCCAGGTATGCGTGTTCCTTATCCAGTACGCAGGGCAGACCAACCCTATATTGCCGAACCATCTGAGGCAAAAGATCAACTTTCTGGGCAAACATATCGTGACCGCTTAATTGCGGGACAAGGTGAATTGCCACAAGGAAAACGAAATGTTGAAGAAGTAATCAAACAAGCAAATCTTTTGAATGAAGATTTGTATAGCATTGAAAAAGGTGGTGGTTTTGCTGGGCAAATTGGCAGAAAAATTCGGATGGCAGTAAACAGCGCCGAATACGATATGTTGGCTAAAGACCTTGCAAGAATGGCTTTGTCCAATGCTACGGCTATGGGTGGCGCTGGCAATACAGTTTCTGGTTTGGATATGGCGCAAGTAGCTAATGGCACAATTAAAATGCCACCAGAAAAATTGGTGGGAATTGCTCGCAGGGTTCAAGCTGATCAAACAAACTTGGATTTGCAAGCCAAAGGCGCACAAATATTTGCTCAATCACATGGTGACAACAACATGAAGGCTTATCAACAAGCCTGGAATGCTAATGCTGACACCAAGATTTTTGAAGCAATGAATATTTACAAAGCCATTTCAGACCCTCAAAAACGTAAAGATCAAATTGATGCTTTGTTAGGCAACGACCCAGCAAAGCGCAAAGAGTTTTTTGATATGTATGAAAACATTTTAAGTTTGTCCAATACGGGTTTGACCAAAGTCAAAAAGGATAAGTAATGGATGATCTTGGTTCACTTATTTTAGGCAAAGCGCCCGAAACCAAATCTGCATCGGTTGTTACTGATGATTTGCTTAATCGTTTGCGACAAGTTGAAAGCGGTGGTGATCGGTTTGCTTTGAACAAAGAAAGCAAGGCAATGGGGGCATATCAATTTATGCCAGAACAAGTGCAAACAATGCACAAAAAAGGCATTGAGTTCAACCCATTTAATGAAGCTGAATCACGCCAAGCGGCAAAAACTTACCTTGAGCAATTGGTAAAAGATAAAGGTAGCATTGAAAAAGCATTGGCGGCGTATGGTGGATTTGTTACCAAAGACCCCACCGAATATGTAAACAAGGTTTTAAAAGGCCCAGCGCCAAAAGTCACGCAACCTACCTCACAAGCAGCCCCGCAAGCAGCGCCAGAGGATGATTTAGGGTCTTTGATACTGGGACAACCTACCGCTACACCCGTTGCGGCAAAAGTTGCCCCTGTCGCCCCGCAAGCCGCCCCTGCTGCCACGATTGAACAACCGCCCACAGGTGGCGCACGGCAAGCCCTTGCACAAACAGCGGCACAAGTCACTGAGCCTGGGGGCGTTCGCCAATTGGTTGGCAAGTTCTTAAAAGGTGCATTAGAAACCAAACAAGAAATGCCCGAGCGTGTGGCTGGCGCAATTGACACTCTTTATGGGGTTGTCCCTGCAACGTATGGCGCGGCAGTTCAAGCATTGGCAAGAACGGCACAAAGCCCAGAACGGGCAGAGCAAACAGGCCAAGCCGCCGCCGCAAGCATTGACAAGCCGTTAGGAAAATTCTTTGGCCTTACTGGTAAAGAAACCTACCAAAAACCATTGGGCGGTATTACTGAACCTGTTGTTGAGCAAGTCAAAAAGTTGGCAGAAGAAATGGGTTTAACTGCTAAACAGATTTCTGAAAAGACAGGCATTCCAGAGCAAGACATTAAAAACATGGCTGTCACCGCTTCATTTGCATTGCCACAAGCAATCAAAGAAGTTGCGCCTGTTGTTGGCAAAGTAACACAACCTTTGCGCCAAGCCGCTGCCGAGTTGGAAATTGTCAAGCCTGGGCAATTAACCAAAGAACAAGCGCAAGCCCAGTTTGAGGCCAAGCAAGCCCCAGTCGGAAGTGCTGGCGCTGCCGCCGCCCAAAACAATCCATTCTTTGGAAAAATTACTGGCGAAGAAGTTGGCGGTAGCGAGACATTTCCACAGGTCAAACTTACCAAAATTTCAAAAGACGTTCCTGTTCCAGAACAGCAATTGCGTTCGCAAATGTTTCAAGAAGTTTTGCCTGGACTCAAGCCACGCCCTGGGGTGGTTACAGGCAATGATAATTTGCTACGCAATGAACACGCATTGGCAAATATGGCAGAGCCAACCCCGCTTGGCTTAAAGATGAAAGAACAGATTGCCAATGAACAAATTGGTTTGTCTAAGTTTGCTGAAGATCGTGTTAACGCAACAGGTGCATCCCGCAGCTTAATCAATGATGAACAACGTGGCGAACGAATTAACAATGTGTTTCATGGCGTTGATCCAGAAGATATGTCTGGGTCGAGCATTATGGGCTATTTAAATCAATCTAAAAGAGAAATTTACAATTCTGCTTTTAAAGAAAATGGCAATAACCCAATTAAAACTACACACATAGATAATTTTTTTAATAACCCAATTGAAATAACTACTTTTAAAGCTGCTCAACAATCTCATTTACTTGATTCTGCAAAAGATTTTATTGATTTGGCAAGAACAACTGGATTTAAAATGCCAGATGGAACTTTTTTGCCACCTAATTCTGTGTCTGCGTACGATCATGTAAAAAAGATTCTTAACAGCGATAAAATTTGGAATAGAGACAGAGCAAGTTTAATTAGGGACATAAATGGCGCAATAGATCAAGACATTGCCGCTGTTGCTAATCCAGCGTTGTACAAACTTGGCGACAACATTCACAGATTAGAAAAACAATTATTTAAATCAAAAGGAATTGACAAAATCTTTGGTGAAGCTGACAAAAATAATGTTATTACTTCTGCAACAGCGTTAGAAAAAATTCCGCAAAAATTAAACAATATGCCCAAAGATCAATGGCGTCATGTTCGTGATACTTTAAATGAATTAGCGCAAGGACGAATACGCAACGCCCCAGAAGGAATGCCGCCTATTCCTAAAGAATTGCAAGAATCTGCCCGTGCCGCTGTTGCTGAAATTGATGGCGCTTTGGCCCGTGAAGTGTACAAAGCTGGCGCAAAAAACGTTGGCGAATGGAGTTCCAAAAAAGCCAACGATGTAATGAATTCCACAGTTGGGCAAAAGATTGTGGAAACATTTTCGCCTGATGAAGTGCAAAAATTTCATGCCTTAAATTATGTTGGTCAGTTCACGCCTGGGTTGAAATACGAAGGCGCTGGACAGCAAGCTAGACGCATAAGTTTGCTTGAAAAAGGCGCACAAGCTGTAGGCGGTACTGTGGGAGGTACAGTTGCAGGATATCTTAGTGATTTAAATCCAGCCACAACAGCGGCGGGTACGTTTGCAGGAAAAGAAATAGGCAAAAAAATTGAACAAAAATTAGGCGCAAGAGCAGAAGCTAAAGCCATAAAAAAAATGGAAAAGGAAATGGAAAAAGCTACGGCCCTTGGCAAGCAAACAGGCAAAAACAAACTTGAAGATTTGAACAAGTGATGGCAGACATTGACCTAATTAAATTTTCTAATCTATGTCTGTATTTTTAGCTTTTCGCACATCCAATAGCCCAGGTATAGCTGGCTTGTTTAGCCGTTACACCCGATGGCGCTTGCACACTCAGTTCCCCCATTGCGGGATTGTTGTTGGTGATTTGTTGTTTCACAGCACCATGAGTTCTGGCGTTCATAGTGTTAAATTTGAAAATAATGGTGAATGGGTTTTGTTTCCAACAAAAATTAGTTGTAAAAAAGTGTTAGAGCGATTTGAATTTGTAAAAGGAACGCATTATGATTGGCGTGGTCTTTTGGCCTTTATCGTTCCTCTTAGAACTGATACTGGTAAATGGTTATTTTGTTACGAGTTGGCCCACTTGCTACTGAAGGGTGAATTCCCGACAGAGTTGGTGACACCAGAAACTTTACTTTGTGAGATTTTTTATGCTAAAGGTGGAAGCTGAAATGGGGCCGTGGTCATGGTTTGTTGAGAAAATTTTGCCTGGGTTATTTTTGGCGATCAGTGCTTCAGTGACAAGCGCGGCTTTTATGATTTATCAAAGCGTGGCAGAATTGACCAACACAGTTAAACGACACGACCGAGAAATTGAATTATTGCGGGTTGAGATAAAAGCCGCAGTGACGCAGCAGCAATTGCTTGAAACGCTAAAACGGGTTGAGCAACAACTGCAGATTGTTTTATTGCAATCTGGCATCAAAACCAAAGTGGAGATTAAATAATGAAATCATATCTTTTAGCGCGTCTGTATGAAGCCTCTACCTGGCGCGGCATCACCCTTTTGTTGACTGCGTTAGGCATTCCCCTTGCCCCTGGCGTGGCTGATCTG